GCCCGGTGTAAGCAGTACCTTCATGGTTCACATCCCCGGTAGGCCCGGCAGCGCCGGCATCGGGCCGGGCGCTTTGGGCGGGAAGCCGCCGGTAACGCCCGACGGCGGTTGCGGCCCCGGTGCGCCCTGCGGCGCGCCACCCGGTGGCGGGGGGCCGCCCTGCGGCCCCGGTGGATCGGTGTTGACCATCGCCTTCACCTGCTGCGCGTTCTGCATACCGAACATCTGCAACTGCTGCGCAGCCACCAGCGGCGGGATGCCCATTTCCACCAGCGTCTTGATCGCCTTCGCAAACGATTCCTGCGCGTTGGCGAGGTTCTCGCCGGCACTGGCGAGTTCCTTCTTGTCGAACGGGGTGGGTGGCGGCGGGGGCGGTGGCGGCTTCGCCTTCTCGGCCTGCATCGCTTGCAGCGCCTGATCCAGCACGCCCTCGATCTGCTTGCCGGCTTTAAAGCCGCTGGCTGTCCATTGCAGCATCTGGATCACGAACGGCCCCGCGGAAGGCGTTGCCTGCACCATCGGCAAGCTCGCTTGGATGAAGCCGCTGACCGCGCTCAGGAACTCGACCCGCTGGCCCTTTTCCAGTTCCCAATCGGGCGCGGTCACGTTGTCGGCGCTGATCTTCACGCGCATGGCGACAGAGGGATCGGTCTTGAGCAGCTTGATCGCCTCGTCGGCCATCTGCGCATCCGGCGTCTTGTCGATCTGCGAGACTTCCTTGATCGTGTTGGGCTGCCAGTGCTTGCAGATGATTTCGGCGCGCATGCGGTAGTTGTCGGTGACGAAACGCGCGACCTCTTCGCTGCCGCGCGCACCGCGCGCGCTGCCGAACTGCGCTTTCAGCCGCTGCGTGGTGGCGGTTTCCTTGGTCTGCGCCATGCCGCGCTGGATGTCGCTGATGCCGAGCAACTCGAACACTTCCTGCGAGAGCGTCTGCTTGCGCTGGGTGAGGTAGGTGAGCGTTGCCACCACCATGTCGAGCGGCATCCAATCGACCTGCCCCTTGATCCCGCCCTTCTCGGCGAACATGGCCCAATTGTCCACCGGGATCAGTTGGTTCATCGTCGCTTGGTTGAGCATGCGCTGCACGCCATCGGCCGCTTTGTCGTACACGCCGACCAGCTTTAAAGCCTCGGTCAGCAGGCCGGTGCGGGCGACGATCAGATCGAGTTCGTCGTACTGGCTGCGGGCGTAGTCGTAGTCCGGCTTGGGGATGTACGCCTTGGTCAGCGTGGTGGCGCAAAGCGGCCGCCGCACCGGGAAGAAGTCTTGCAGCTTGAGCGGGTCTTGCTTCGCATCGAGCAGCTTGTCATGGCCCTGCACGTACCAATAGGCCCACTGCGTGGTGCCGCACCAGATTTCCCACACGTCGGCCATGTCCTCGGTCAACGCGCGCAGCGGATCGTCGTCGCTGCTCGCCCGCGTTGTAGACGTTGACTTCAACGCCATCGGCACGCCGGCTGCGGCCGGGCCGAAGCGCTTGCGCAAGGCTTCCCCGGTCATCGGCACGCGGCGCGCAACCCAGCGCCGTTCCTGCCAGCGCTTGCAGGGGCTGAACAGGAAGTCCGACCAGCGCACGTAGTCGAGCGGCGCGCGTTCCTCGGTGATTATCGGGATCATCAACTGGCCGCCCTGCTCATCGAGCACGCCGGCGATCGGGAACTCCTTGCTGGTGAACTCGTAGCGCGCCCATGACACGCCGAGCCCCGCCACGAGGCGATCGAGGATGCAGTCCTGCATCACGTAGTAGGGGCTGTTTTCCAGATCATCGGCCTCGAACTGGAAGATGCGTTCGAGGATCAGCGCGGCCACGCGCGCCGCGTCGTCACCGGGATCGAAGTTGGCGCGATCGACCTCGACCTTGGGAATCTGCCCGTACATCGCGGCCAGCGTGGTCTGCACGTTCGCCCAGAACAGCGGGAAGCGCGACGTGTCGCGGCCGTTGCTGCCGGCGTTGGCGTCCTGCTCGGCCAGCAGGTACTTGCGCTCGATCGTCTTGGCGCGCGCATGCCACTTTTGCAGCCACTTCTTCGAGGCCGCAATCTCTTTGGCCCAATACTCGGGCGTCATGTGCTCCTGCTGCTCGCGCTGCGCATCGGGTTGCTGCGCAGTCGGCGGCGCGAGGTAGTCACCCGGCGGCGGTGCTTGCTGCTGCTGCGGTGGTGCGGGCGGTGGCAGATCAGGCGGCATCACGATCCCCGAAGAGGCGTTCCAGATCGAACGCATAGTTGGCCGGCGAGCCGATGTCCCGCGGCGCGGGCACTTCGGCAGGTATCACGAACGGCTTTAAAGCGACCGCTATGTAGCTGAAGGCGTCACCTGTATGCGAGTGCTCATCGTGCTCAGGCTCGCGCTTGAAGTTGTGCCGTTCCTCATCGAAGGCGAAGTGCCATTCACGCAGATGATGCAGGCCCGCGGCGCAGGCGGCGCGGCTGAACACGCAACTGCGGATGAACACGCGCGCCGCGTTGATGCGATCGGGGATGCTGGTCTGCGGCACCACGTTGTAGCGCTCGGCGAGGCCGCTGGTGAGGAACACGGTGACCACGGTGTGGCGGCTGCGGAAGGTCTTGGCGCGGGCATCGTGCGGCAGATGCACGCAGCCCAGCTTGCGGCCGTGCATGTTCCACGGCTTGGCCCGCAGGCGCTCGATCCACTGCTCAGCATCGAGCCCGGTGGCCTCATCGTGGTCGATGATGTTGAAGCCACCGCGGCACGGCTGCACCCACCACCACGCCGCAGCATCGCGGAAGCCGATATCGCTGAACAACTCGACCGGCGCGCCGGCGGGGTCGTACAGGTCGGCGTTGACGATGCGGTGCTCGCGCTCGGCCGCCATCAGGTAGGTGCCGAGGATCGAGCCCACGTTCGCCGCGCTGAAATCGCACTCGTACTCCTGCCGATACAGTTCATCGGGCATGGTGCGCTGCTCTTCTTCGAGCACGTCGGCTTGGATCAGCCCGGTGGCACTGGCGGGATGGAAGCCGGCGTACCACGTCGGGTTGTGGCGCGCGTACTCGTACAGCGCATGCGCATGGTTGTAGCCGCGTGGGGTGGTGATGAAGAGCAGCGTGCCGCCGTTCTCGGCGATGATCGGGCGCACGAACTCGTAGGCTTTCGGTGAGGTCAGCGCGTACTCGCTGAACGTCACGTGGCGCGGGTTGGCGCCCACCAGCATGTCGAAGCTGTCGGCGCCCACGAGGCGCCAGAGCGAGCCGTTCACAAGCTCGATCTTCATTTCATCTTCGGTGCGCTTGCTGACGATGCGCTCGGGGAAGGCTTTGCTGATCAGGCGCTCGCCGTCGCCAGTGAGCGCGTCCCACACCACCTTGCGCGCCTGCTTGTAGGTCGGCAGGCAGTGCCAGATTTCCCGCGGCGAACGCAGCGCCTGCTCCAACTCGATGAACAGCGCCACCCGATCTTTGCCGGCACGCCGATGCGCAATCTCGACGGCGCGCGTGCCGCCCGCTTTAAAGTAGTTGCGCAGCGGATGCTGCCACGGCCGCAGCTTTAAAACCAACTCGAAGGTTTCGCCGTCGCGCGGCATCACTCGGCTCGCGTGATGATGGTGAGCGGCAACTGTGGATCGCCGCTGATGAGTGTGGCCTGCAAGTCGGGCAGCACTTTGCGCAGCAGACCTAGTGCAGCCGTTACCTGATGCGGCTCGGCTTCCACTTCACCGCACGCGATCTTGTGCAGCCGTGTCACCAGCAGCGCGGTCTTGATCTGCGTGCGCACGCGCTCGGGCACGCTATGCCCCGCAGGACGCCCGCGGCGCTTGCCTGCGACCACGGCGACAGCCCCGCCGGTGCTCATCTTGATTTCGTTCGCCAATTCCTTTTACCTCGCCCCCTCGAACGCGGCAGATTCTGCGCGCGTTCGCCCCGGCCGTACACCGCTTGACGATCTTCGACGGCGGGCGTATTCGCGCACGTGTCGCGCGGGTGCGCACGATCTATACATACGTTTCTAGGGGGAAGTGTCCGATGCTAGCGCCCGCTCACATCAGACACTTCCGACACGCCTCGGACATACCAAATGTCCTATGCCTACATAGGAACATATGACACTTATGACTAGAAATGAAATGATATCTACACGCGCACGTGCGCGAGGCGCGCGGACACCTTGCGGTGTCCGCGCGCCGGGCGTCAGCGCTTCACCCGGTAGCCGGCGGCACCCTGCCCGGCCGACTCGATCGTGCCGCGCTGCGCCATGCGGCTCAGCAGCTTGCTCACGCTGCTCGCCGTGCGCCCGGTCAGGTCGGCCACTTCCTTCGCCGTGGTGTACGCGGGATAGCGCGGCGCCAGCAGCAGCATGATCTTGGTCTGCAACAGCGTGGCGCTGATTTCCCACGGCTTCATCTGCGAGCATTGCCAGCCACCGCCCGCGGCCATCTTCTCGATCACCACTTCCTGCTCTTCGACCTGCTTGCCCTGCGCCATCAGCACGCGGTAGTTCAACGCTGCATCACGGTCGTCATCTTCCATGCCGCGCAGATCGGGCCGCGCCATGTAGACGTTGGCGTGCGATCCGCCGGTGAGCCCATAGCTGCCGCTGATCTTGGCCTGCCATTCATCGTGTCGGCCCTTGTTGGCGTGATGAATGACGACGATCGCCACGTCGGGGTGCTGTAAGGCAAAGTCTGCAATCTTGGTGATCGCCACGTAGTCGCGCGCATAGGCGTTCTTCTTCGCATCCTCGGCCAACTCGTCACGCACGCGGGCGAACAGGTCAACGATGATGAGCTTCGAGCCGGCGTCGATTTCCTCGGCCATCGCCGCCAGCGCGCCGTCGCCTGCATCCATCGTGAGGCGGAAGCGCAGCGGCACCGCCCCGATCGCGTGCGCCTGCTTGATCGCGTTACGGCGCGGCCGGATCAGCCCATGCCACTGCTCAAGATCGAAGTAGCTCACACGCGAGGCCGTTGTCTCACGATCGAGGAACGGCTTGCCGGCGGCCACGCACAAGCCCATCTGCAAGGCGAGGTAGCTCTTGCCCGCCTTCGGTGGCGCCGCCAGCAGCGTGAGCCCCGGCGCGATCAGGTCGGCCACCAGCCAGCGCGTCGGCTGAATGTCCATCGCGTCAAGCTCGTCATCATCGAACGCATCCGGCAGGTTGCCCGGCAGCACCCGCGGCGGCTTCGGCGCCGGCTCACCCTCAGGCGCCTCGGCCGGGCGCGCCTGCTGGGCCATGCGGATCAGCGTGCCCAGCGTCAGCGGCTTGGCGGTGTTGGCCGCGGTGTTGCCGAAGCTGGCCCAGCGTGCCGCGCAATGCCCCGGCACGTAGCGCGGCCCATCGTGGCCCGGCTTGCCCGCGGCCTTGGCGCTCCATTGCTCCCACAACGCCAGCCCATCGGCGGCGCCGGCCGAAGCATGGTGCAGGCACAGCCCCACGTCGCGCCAGCGATCGTGCGGGCAGTCCGACGACAGGGCCGCCAGCGCCTCTACAGCCGCCGGGCGATCGGCCAGCCACCGTGTGGTCACCTTGCCCGGCAAAATCGCTCTGGCGTCGTTCTGCGGCTCCGCAGGCCCATCCCCAGCCACCAGCCGCAACCCGGTTGGCGCGCCCAAGGCCCGCAGCGCCGGCAGCAGCGACAGCGCGATCATCGGCTCGGCCACCACCCTGCGCGGTGGCCGGCGGCCGTCCGTGCAAGGGCCGGCGTTGCTGGTCATCGTGAAGTAGCGCCCTGAGTGGTACGCCTCGACGTGATCGCATTGCTTGCCGTTGCGAAAGGTACATTCCTCATGCCACCAGCCGATCGTATGCAGCCCGGTGCCCGATGGCGACACTTCAGCGTACATGCCCGCTACCACGCAGGCCGTCGCCAAGTTGTCGGCCCACGGCAGGATCGTCTTGGTGGCGGGGTCGATCACGTGGTCGAGGTCGAGCCCGTACCAGCCGGCGCCGAGCGCGAAGCCAAGGCCGTTGTAGCGGCCCTTGCCGGCCTTCAGCGCCGCGTAGGCAGTCTTGGCATCGACTAGCTGCCCCACGTCGGCGGGGGTGTCGAGCTTGCCGTGGCGGCGGCGGCCGCTCACGTAGTGCGGAATCTTGTCGCCGGCCCACAACAGCCAGCGCTGGGCCTGCCGCATTTGCAGGGGGAAAGTTGCGAGGGTTGGTAACGTAACGCCTGTCTGTGGTACGGTTCTGGTCATTGGGTCAACTCCGTTAGGTGGTGGCTCATGTCTCGCTTCCTTAACGTGGGGGTGAGTAAAGCAACACCGGCCCGGCAGCGTCACCACGCTGCCGGGTCTTTTTTATTTGCGGAAGTAGGGCGCGCTGTCAGTCTCGACCGCAAGCGGAAGGCCGCGCGCCCAAGACGGCAACGCAAGCATACGCGACTGCATTGCCCGCGCAAGATCGCGCGCCGCTCGCGCGGTCGGCGCTTCGCCGATCAACTCGTCATGCACGTGGCCGATCAGCGGCAGGCCGTCCACCATGCTCTGCACGATCGCGCCGCGCAGCAGGTCACCGCACGTCGCCTGCGTGGCGTTCTCGGCCAGCGTGCCGTGCCACATGGTGGCGCGCGGCCACGTCGGCGCGTTGGCCTTCGGCTTCCATGCCGCCTTGAGGTAGGTGATCTTGGATTGATCGCGCTGCCACTCGAACTCGGCGAACGGATAGCGCAGATGCCGGCCGCTCGGCAACTCCATCGCAAGGCCGAACGCATCGGCGGCCAGCTTGATGCGCCCGGCCGTGATCCACGTGCTGTCGCGCAGCCGCAGCGCGGTGTAGGCCGCGCCTTCCAGCGCGTACCACCACTCGGGCGCCCACGAGTTGGCCGCGCGCCAGTTGCGCACCACCTGCACCGGATCGGGGATGGTCACGCTGTACGCCTTACCCATGCGCAGGAGCGCGTTGGGGCCGCCCCCGTAGCCGAGCGACAGCACCACCACCTTGCCGCCCTGCCGGTGGTCACCGAGCCCGGCCAGTTGCGCCTGCTCCACGTACAGGTCGCGGCGCTCGTCGCGCCACGTTTCGAGGTAGGCCGCCCCCGGCGCGCCGGCCAGCCACGGCAGCCCGCGCGCCTCGACCGCGTTCCAATCGGCCCGCACGATGAAGCCCTTGGTCGGCCTGATCGCCGGCCGCAGCATGGACTTTAAAGCGGTGAGCACGCTGCCATCGAGCACGTCGCGGCGCAGCAGTTGCTGGCGCAGCGCGTCGGGATCATCGGCCACCAGCCGGGGGAAGTTGTGCAGTTGCGCGCCGGTGCTGCTGAACCGGCCGGTCTGCGCAGCGCCGTTTTGCACGAACGCACCGCGCAGGCGGCCGTCGCTGCTCACGCGATCGAGCATGGTGGCGAACTTCGAGATACTCGACAGCGCCGCATCCTCGGCCGCTTCGATCGCGTTCACCACTTCAACGCTGAAATCATCCGGCTGCATGTCGATCGCTTCCAGCAGCGCCTCGCGCGTGCTGGCGTCGAGGCTCAGGCCCTTCTCGTCGCTGCGATAGACTTCCATCAGCGCCTTGTGCGGGTCGCGCAGGCGCTCGTATATCCACTGCGTCAGCTTGGTGCCGCGCGACTTGCTGATCGCGCCGGCGGTGACTGCTTGGATGCGCGCGGTGGCCTCGACCGCGGCGCGCTCGGCGTAACCGAGCGCGGCGGTGCATAGCTCGGTGTCGATCGGCAGGCCGCGATCGTTGATGAGTTCGTTCGCGGTGTAGAGCGCGCGGGCCTCGTCGGTCAGCGGCGGCAGGCCCTTGCTCAACTCGCGCATCACTGCCACGTCGTCGCGGCAGTAGCCGGCGAACTCGGCCAGCAGCACCGGGTCATCGTTGAAGCTGCCATCGGCCTGCGGCATCGACAGCAGGCGGATCAACTCGGCGCCGCGGCGATTCTTGGACAGCTTGGTGCCGAGCATGCGGCTGGCGCTGTCGAGCGAGCCCGCCAGTGCGCTCGCGCGGGCCTGCGTGGCGGTGCAGTACCAGTGCCGCGGATCGAGCACGGCGCGGAAGGTGCGGCCCAGCACGTGGCGCTCGAAGCTCGCGTTGTGGGCGATCAGTTGCACGTCGCGCGGTGGCTTCGCCAAGATGCCACCGAGCAGCGGCGGCAGCGCCTGCCCGCGGTGCCACGTCTTGATCAGGCCATCATCGAGCGCGAAGCAGATGATGAGAATTTCGGTGGAAGGATCGGCGGCGTAGCGATAGACGCCGTGCTTCACGAGGTCGCAGCGGCTGCGGGTTTCAATGTCGATCCAAAATCTTTTCATTGGGCAAAGTTCAAATGTAGTTGATGACTGTAATGGTCGGGCTTATTAGCGGCCCGGTAGCAGGCCGAGCGGCGCCAACGTAGCCGCACGTCGTACACCTGCTGCGGGTGGCCGTAGCCGTACAGGGATTGCCCCGCCAGCGACACGTAGGGGCTGATGATGTGATGGGGGGCCAGCTTGAACCATTCGTGGCGCGGAAAAATACGGTGCTCTTTGAGCACGCGGTGCAGGTAGCGTTCAACCGCGCCTGCCTCGATCGCTACTTTTTTCTTGTCTTTCCAGTAAAAGGCGCTGCCTTCACCCCATACATGTAGCTGCTCGTAGTGGCTGGTTTGCAGTTCCTTCACGCGCTTTTCAATATCGTTTGAAACGCCGATTTTCACAGGGCCGTTTATCGACGGGCCGATAACATAGACGGGCATGGTTTTCTTTCCACAGAAAAAGACGCCCGCGCGCCTCGGGAGTGCAGCGCGCGGGCGTGAGGCAATTGGGGCCTCTAGTGGGTGGCTCAGCGCCGGGCGCGCGTGGCCGGCTTCGCCTTCGGCTTCTGCGCCTTCGGCGGTGCTTTGTTGCCGGCCTTCGCCGCAGCAGCAGGGGCCTGATTGCTGATGCTGTCAGTCGTCACCCAGCGCTCGATGGTGAACACCGGCACGTAGATTTTGCCGAACTCCTTGTGCTTGTAGCTGTCGTTGTCGAGCGTGATGATTGCCACATTCTTGTCGTCGCCATCAGCCAGCCGGGCGCCGACTTCCTTCGCCAGCGCGCCGATCGCGCGCTTGCCGCCGACGCTGCTGCTGCGAAACACCAGATCGGCCTGCGTGTCGAAGTCGCGCAGGTGCATGCCGAACTGCTGCTCCCAGCCGCGGGCGCCATCGGGCAGCGCACCGGGGGCCGGCACGATGTCGGTCAGCGGCACGAAGCTCTCGCCCAGCCGCTCGGCCTTGCCCCATGCGATCCAGCCGTGGCCGAAGCCGGCGGGGTTGACCGCGAACTCGGCGCCATCCTCGACCGGCTCCATTTCGATGCCGATGATCCACACGCCATCCTTGCCCATCCGCAGGAACAGGCCGTTGGGTGCGGATTCACGCGCGACGTTCTGCAACGCCGACGCCAGCTTGCTCGGGTTGGCGAGCGCGCCGTTGCCACCAAAGGGAATCAAGTTGCTCATGGTAGGTTCTTCCTTCACTTTAAAGTAGGTTAGGTTCAGACACGGTATTGCAGGTTGAGCAGCGCGGCGTCGAGTGCCGGCTTGCTATCGGGCGCTTCCGGCACGTAGGCCGGATCGCGCACCAGATTCTGGCCGCTCGCTTGTTGCGTCACCAGCGGACGCAGCACGATCGGGATTTCGCGGAACTTCTTTTCCATCTGCGCGGGCGAGAGCAGTTGCAACTCCTGCACGTGCAGCTTGTGCTTCTTCGCGGTGGCGAGCACGGCATCCTCGCTCGCCCACTTGCGCGTGGCGCGCTTGTCTACCAGCTTCCAGCCGGGGATGGTGGTGCCGCCGCTGGCGAGGCCGTGGGCGTGCTCGCGCAGCGCCGCGATCCATGTCTCGACCACTTCGGCCTTCTGCAACCACTCGCTCAACTGCGGGAGCGAGAGACTGCCCTGCGTGGTCGGCGCCGGCAGGTCACCGGCGAGCCCCAGCAGCGCCGGGCACTGCGGCTTGACCGGGCAGAACTTGCAGTGCGCGCCGGGGTTGAACGGGGCGTCGGCAGACTTCGCCACCTGCATCGCCATCAGCACCTTGCCGCGCCAGCGCAGCATTTGCTCGATGCTGTAGCTGGCGCCGCGGATCGGCGCATCGCCGACGAACAGCGGCTGCACGATATGCAGATGCACCTGCTTCGGGATCGCCGCCATCGGCGTGACCGCGATCAGTTCGAGCACCATCATCGCGTAGGTCAGCAACTGGCTGTTGTCGATCGCCTCGACCTTGATCCCGGCGCCGCCCTTGAAATCGACCACGTGCAAGGTGTCGCCTTTGAGCGCGAAGAAGTCGATGGTGCCGAAAAGCTCATCGTTGTAGCGCACCACCTGCTCGACCCGCCACATGGTGGCGCCTTTGCGCAGGCCCTTGCAGAATTTCACGTAGACGGCCAGCGCCGCGCGCTCGTCGGGTTCCAGCGTGGCGCCGTGGTTGGCGACAGCCTCATCCATCGCCTTGAGCGACTCGGTGACGCCGACCGCGGCGAACTCGTGCAGCAGGGTGCCGCGCTGGGCGTAGCTCGATGAGGGTGCGGGGGGCAGGGCGGCGGCGCGCAGGAAGGAAGCCGGGCAGGCCATCCAGCGCTCCGAGGCCGAGGGTGAGAAGGCGGCGTGGGTGCTCATTTAGGTCACTTTCAGTCAAAGTTAGGTAAGGAAGCCGGATAGTAAACCCGGCCGGAAACGGGCGCAACTGGCCGGCTTTAAAGTGACAGGTGTTGACTGGCACGGGGCTTGCATGTAAGGTATCACCTTCACCCACCCCGATAGGAGTAACACCATGACGATCAAAGCCACCCACAACGGCACCTGCCAAGTCTGCGGCCGCGAACAGGCCCTGCCCGGCGGCGTGCTTTCCAAGCACGGCTACGACGTGCAGTTCCACTACTTCCGCGGCGTCTGCCCCGGTGCCGGCGCGATGCCGTTGGAGCACGCCCGCGACATCGCTGACGAAGTGGCCGCTAACCTGCTGGTGACTTCGCGCATCCGCGCCAAGGATGCCGTCGCGGTGCTGGCCGGCGAACTGCTGCCGAAGAGCGCCAAGAGCGGGCTGTGGATCAAGGTGGATGGCCGCACCCAGCAGGAAATGGTGCCCTTCGCCGACGCCCCTGAGCAGTACCGCAAGACCGCGGTGGCCTCGCTGCACCACATGCTCGACAACGAGAGCCGCGAGTGCGCCCGCGTCAGCAAGGCGATCACCGACCGGGCCAACCAGACCACCGGGATCAAGGCGATCACGCCCCGCGCCGAAGAGCCGGTGCGCAAGGTGATCGTGCCCGGCACCAAGTTCATGCTGCACGGCATCGAGCGCACGGCGCTGCGGGTGGAGTCGCGGCAGGCGATGGGCGTCGGCCCGTTCCTCAACGGCAACTACATGCCGCACGTGGTGTTCGCCCACGGCGACAAGGAACGCGCCTACCCGGTGCGGCTGATCCGGCAGGCGGCCATCAAGGGCTGACAATTTACGGCGGCACAATGTGCCGTCAGGCGTCACCTACAAGGGTAATGTAGGTGGCGCCTACAAGCTAGGGCAGGCTGGCACGGCGCTTGCATTAGCTTGTAGGCACCCCCTACACCCACCCACTGAACTGAGAGCCAAAGATGAACAACTGGAAGAACGCCGTGACCGTCGCCCCCATCGGCCTCGTGAACCTTGACGACGTGCGCAACGACACCCCCGCGAACGAAGCCGAAGCGCTGGCCCTGCTCGACGCCGCCGCCCGCTTCGACGCCCGCACCGACGCCTTCGCCGCCGGCAAGGGCGCGATCTGCCGCGACATCGCCAAGCGCGTGAACGTCAACGGCTTCGCCAGCGAGAAGCAGCGCGAGTACGCCGCCAAGCTGGTCGCGTGGTCGAAGCCGCGCGCTGCGCTGCCGCAGGTGACGCTGCCCGGCTCGACCGCGCCGCTGGTCACCGCCGACGCCGACGTGCTGCTGGCGCGGGTGCAGCTAGGTGCCGCGGCGAAGCGCTACGAGGCCGCTGGCAAGACGCGCACCGCTGCGACGTGCCGGGACATCGCCGAGAAGCTGGAACACTTTGGCAGCTTCGCCAGCGAGGCGCAAAAGGCTTTCGGGCTGCGGCTGGTGTACGAGGCCCCCGAAGCCGCCCCGGCGCCGGCCGAGTTCAAGACCGCGCTATCGCCCGCGCTCGCCGTGCCCAAGCTGTTCGAGGTCATGCAGAAGCACGCCACGCTGCGCGCCGGCGACTTGAAGATCAGCCGCAAGAATCAGGACACGTTGTGTTGGCTGGTGTGGCGCGGCCGCCCGGTCGGCAAGATCGACAACGCCCTTGCGATCGTCTGGAACAGCCTGAGCGACACGGCCACCCGCACCGCGATCCTCGTGCTGCTGGCCGAGTTCGACGCTGACCCGCTGGGCGCCGCGGTCAAGTACGGCAAGCTCTCGGGCACCTGCTGCTCGTGCGGCCGTGACCTGACCGACCCCGCCTCGATCGCAGCCGGCATCGGCCCGATCTGCGCGCAGAAGTTCTAACCGTTTCCCCACCCGGCGGCGCCATGTCGGCGCCGCCTACATGACAGGAGCACCACCATGAAGATCAGCAAGGCAAGCAGCACCGAGATTGACGATATGCGCACCGCCGTCGCCGACGCGCAGGAAGCAGTCGAGAACGCCGTGACCGAGTTCAACGAAGCGCTGGCCGTCGCCCGCGCCCCGCTCGATGAGGCGATCAGCAACTACAACGACGCCCTCGCGGAACTGAAGGCCCGGCTCGAAGCCGAGCGCGATGAGCGGCAGGAAGAGTACGACAACAAGAGCGAGCGCTGGCAGGAAGGCGACAAGGGGCAGGCCGCGCAGGAGTGGATCGACGGCATCGGCAACGCCGCCGACACGCTCGACAGCGCGCTGGAAACCGACCTGCCGGAAGCGGTCGAGCCGTTCGACTTCGCCGACCTTGGCGAAGTCGAGCAGTTGCCCGACGCGCCGGAAGCCTAGCCATGACGATTCTGCTCTGGCTGGGCGGGTTGCTGGTGGCGCTCGAAGTCATCGCCAAGGTGGGCGACAACATCGCCGCCAGCAACGCGCGGGAGCGCGAAGCCGCCGCCCGTAAGGCAGCGCCTTTAAAGCGCTGGCATAGATAGTGCTTTACTTGAGGTACAGGCGGGGGCTACAATCCCCGCCTGCACCCTAACCTGACCTGAGAGACAAAGATGAAAACCAAGACCGTGAAGCTCGACCCCAAGCTGGCGATGCACCGTGAACTGTGGCTGACCAAGGCCACCGCGCTCTTCCGCGCCAAGTGGGCGCCGCTCGGCGTCGTTGTGCCGGCCGATGTCAAGGTCACCTGCGGCTTCCCCGGTGGCGGCTCGCCGCGCCGGCGGATCGGCGAGTGCTGGCCCCGCGGCCGCAGCGGCGCCAACGTCAACGAGGTCATGATTTCCCCGGTGCTCGAAGCGCCGCTGGTGGTGCTCGACGTGCTGGGCCACGAACTGCTGCACGCGGTCGAGGACTGCAAGAGCGGCCACGGCGCGGTGTTCACGCGCAACAGCAAGCTGGTCGGCTACACCGGCGGCAAGCACTCCAAGGTGGACACGCTGGCCGCGCACACGCTGGCGCAGGCGATCCTCGACAAGCTCGGCGCCTATCCGCACGCCAAGGTCGAACTCGTGGCGAAGAAGCGCAACGCCAGCCACGGCCTGCACAAGTTGGAGTGCGGCTGCGGCAACGTCAGCTACATGACGGCGAAGAAGATCGAGGAACACGGCTTCCCGACGTGCGGATCGTGCGACGAGGAAATGGTGCTCTGCTCCGAGCGCGAGAAGAAGAAGGTGGTGACTACCATATGAAATGGCGCACCCGCGACGGCAGGCGCTTGACGCTGGCGGAAATGTCCTGCCGGCACCTGCGCAACGCCCTCAACATGATTCTGCGTGACAACTGGCGCCAGCCGTGGCTGGCGTCGATCTTGGCCGAGCTAGAGCGGCGCTGCAAAACACCGCCGCCGACGCGCGGCACCGAGCAACCGAAGGAAAAGGTAGGAGC